AGTGTGCTTGAGGTATTAGCTGTTACAAATATGCCGCCGCCTGCTACCGATGGGGTCGTGTCACCATCGGCAATAGTACGCATCGGGAGAATCGGAGCTTGCAGTATCCAGCGCTTATCGCCTGCGTTTGAATCGGGTGCAATTATATTCGGGTCGGCTTCAGATGCGCCGGAGTCAGCATCGAGTTTGTAGATATAGATCCCCTCATCGTTAGCGGCAACGACAAAGGCAACGTCGCCATCACTGACATCATCACCGTCTATGCTATCCAGTGCGTTTGTCCCACCGCCCGTCCGGGCGTCAGCAGGCCAGAACTGCTTAGTAGCCATTCTCTATCTTCTCCCTGCGCCGGCTGCGCTTGCGTTCCTTCACCTTCGGCTTGCGCTTCTTCTTTTTCGACTTGCCAGCCATTATTTACTCTTTGCCGATGCCACCATTTTGTCTCTTGGTGGTGAACTGATAGCTTTTGGTTTGCTTTTAGAGCGATTAGCCTTCTCAGCCTTTACCTTCTCTTGTAGCTCCTCTAGTGGCACGAGGTCAGCAATCTGCCGCTGGAAAACCAGCGCACGCGCTACTTCTAGCGATACATCGGCTGTTTCCCCTTCTTTAACTGCTACTGCCTTGCCGTCTACGTTACCCGACCAGTTCACCTTCAGCCTGATTCTGTGCATTTCTACCCTCCATTGTTAACTAACGTCTCAATCTTATCTATTATCGGCTGCCAATAATTCGCCCAGACATTTTCCCACCGATATTCCGCAACTTGCTCTGAAATGGGTACACGAAAATGGTCGCCATCAGGTATAGCTTCATATGCTTTTTCAAGGCATTCCAATACCTTACCTGGACTGGGCGACTTGCGCCAGACATTCGACCCCAGATACTCCAGGTCATCCCAACCGGTATCAACGAGCCATCCAGTTTTGCATAGTTGCGAGCCGGAGGTGTTATTTGTGACAATCACAGGCACGCCACATGCCTGCGCTTCTATCACCGGCATCCCGAAGCCTTCACCGCGTGTTGGCAGGCAAAATACATCAAAGCCTGAATATATCTCCGATAGTATCTCCTCGCTGTAAAGCCCATACCAGAGCCGTTCCTGATGCGGCCATGCTACCCACTCCCCGATGCCCAAATCCATCGCAAGAGCTGCGTAGTTGATCCCATCGCGCTGCTTGTTAGCGGTAGTATGCAGAAACAATCTAGCGTTATCATGCTGCTCGTGGAACTTCTTGAATGCCTGCATCAAAACGATAAAGCCCTTCCTATCGCCTTGATAGTTGATCCCCACAGAGCCTATAAGGAACATATCATCGGCGTCTATAGGGTCTTGAAAAACCAGACTCTCCCGGAAAGCTCTTCCTGCATCTGGCTTTGGATAGAAAACCTCCGGGTCAAAGCCTATAGGAGCATACATCGGCTCAAAACCCGCATTTCTCAGTTCCCTTTCGCCATGTTTCGACATCGCTATCTTTACCGGGACGTCCTTGACAACTTTGACTATCCGCTCGTTGATATTCTCGGTATCCACAGGTATCCAGCTTGCTATATGCCTGTCCAGTTGTGTTTTCTGCTTCGCCCAGATCCATATATCGAAAAAGGTTATGCACGCGTCTATATCCCATGCAGCTATGACACCACTGTTCAGGACATCCAGATTCGTCCCATCGAGAACAATGATGTCATGTTCCCACTTCCGATAGGGAATAGTCATAGCATGTTTGGTGGCTACCGCGACAAAATGTCCCTGCCGCCGCAGCCACCTAACCATGTTACGAGTGGCATTCCCGTAGCCACTATCGCACTCTGGCGTTGCTGAATACCAGAGTATACGCATATAGGTAACCTCTTACGCTGGCATGGTCGCCTGCCCATAACGCGGGTTCATCGGAACGAGGATCAGCCCTACGGCTTCTGTGCCGTCTGCATCGTCTGTACTTACCTGCATCCCGACGTAATCATACCCGTCAGTGAGGTCGTCGGCATCCACTTCTATAGCTGCCTGAAATACGTCAGTCACCTGTGACGATGTATAAGTTGTGGATTTACCCGATATCGTAGCAGACCCAGCGCCAGCCGTATCCGTACCTTGTGACATCTTCACTGTGAGGATGTGAGTTGCGACAACGCTATGAGCAACTATGAAACCGACAATCTTGTCATAGTTTTTCATGGAGTAATACTCTGTACTCAACACATCACTGGTCTCACCGCCTAACGCCAGCGTCGCCGCTGCATAGGTGGTCACTCCATCTTGTGACTTAGCAAATTCCTTGAAAGTCGTTATTCGAGCCATTTCTTTACACCTCTTTTTATCTTTATGCTCGTGCTGCCAGTATTACAAAAGGCGATGTTTCTAACGAGCTGGTTGCATTCTTCGGTATCAATGTATTTGCAGGAATCGGCTGCCCATCGCCACGGTACACAAAGCGCCATGCTACCTGGTCAGACTCAAACTTCAGATACTTAGAAGACGTGATAGTCAAGCCACGATCAGCTATCACATACCGCCTGAAGTCGGCTAAGATAATATCACCCACGTCGCCCGGCTTTGGGCATTTCTCTGTCACCCGGAGCTTGTGTCCAAGCAGGTAAACGCCATCCGCAGCTTGCTCAGGCTGCGTGAGCGAATCGGCAGGTGTAGCATTCTGAAGCGGATATAACTGCGGCTTCACCTCGTGGTTGATATACCAGATAGCGTTATTTTGCGATCGTGGGTCGAGTTGCTTATCCATCTTTTTAATGTTCTCTTCCCAGACGGTATCCGCTGTTTGACTACCTTCTGCCGATACTGTGATAGTACACGGAGCGTTTATAACCCCAAGCGGCTCGTTCACACCCGTCCCGTTTATATAGGCATTATCGGCATAGAAGGCAATCGCCTCGCCAAAAGCCTGTGTCAGAAAGTCCTCTGCCGATACTATCGAGTCATCAAGCCATTCAGCCGATGTATAGCAATACCCGGGGAGCTTTCTGGCTGTTAGCGTCATCTGTCCAAAGGAAGGGTTCTTTTCAGAAAGCGTACCGCCTTCCGCTGTCCAGCTTGCCACTATGCCGCCTAATACGGTAGAGGCATGTGTAGTATCCACAATACGGGATAGTGTGATGCTATCGCTATTCATGCGGATAATGCTCGCATGTGGCCTCACAACCGATTCCTCTAACGCTACGTTAAATATGCGGTTGCTTGCCTCAGTCGGCACGGTGAAAGCACCCATAGACCCCTGGCCTTCTTCTAAATAACCTGTAGTCTTAAGTGCCTTGTACGACTCGTCACTTCCAAGCCCTACACGGTATACGTGCGTTAGGAATTCCTGAAACTTCATCTCTTCCATAGCAGCTCACCTCCCTACGTCGAGTTAATCACCCTACGCATGGTGTGAGTTGACAACTGGCGATACAGTCGTTGCACCGTCAGCTAGAGTAAGTGTTGAGTTCATCCAGCACTGCCCATCGGTGCGCGTCTTCAGCCTGTAGGTTGTCCTATCGCTGGCAAACTTCGGATGTGGGCTGGCTTCAAAGACTAAGCCCTGCCTATCCAGCACGATGTAGTAAGAAGGATCCACAAACAGGACATCAGTTGACGTACCCAGTGCAGCGCAGAACTCACTCCAGTATATTGGCCTGCCAAAGAGCCTCCAGGGTTCGGGACTCTCTTTAATCGACAACGCCCCAAACCACTTGTTCTCGTAGGTAGCGGTGCGTGCCTGCATAGTGAGCAGCTCCGGTATAATGCTTGGGTTCATGAGCCAAATTGCTGACTTGTATGATCCGGGTAGCATCCTTGCAAACATTTTAGCTGCATCTTCAATATAGAAATGCGATGCAGTCGTGGCAGCATTGACAATACATCCGGACTTCGTTAAGCCTAGCGGCTCGGCGACTCCGCTGCCCTTTGTAAAGGCTTTATCCTCAAACCATGCTATACCCTCACCAAACATGCGCTTGAGGACTTCTGCAAGACCAACAGCGTTATCGTCCAGAAGCTCGTTGCTAATATGGCAGTATAGTGTCAGCTTCTTTGCCGATAAGTTCACCTCGCCAAACGATGGGTTCGATTCCGTGAACGTTCCACCCTCGCCTGTCCAGTAACCCGTCACGCCACCATATACGTTACTGGAATGGCTGGTATCAACTACACGCGGTATGCTAAACGACTTC